TTGGAAATTGTAATGATCTTAGTCAATTATTAGGAAATGATTTTTTCTTTGAAATTGGTTCCGGATCAAACAATATTCAAAATGTTAGTTTTACTGATTCGGCAAATTTTGATGCATTTAGTCGATTAAGAATATCAAATCCATTGACATTGTTTAATTCACAATTGACATATGATTTATGTCCATTATTGTTTGAACAAATTAAAACCGGATCCGGTGCAAATATTATTCATAATTCAGTTAACAGATGTGCTGATATTACATTCACATCAACACCAAGTGGTGGAAAATCAATAATGCAATCATTTGAATATTTGCCATATCAACCAGGTAAATCACAATTGATATTTATTACATTTAATTTTAATGAGGCTATTGATAAGGTAACAAAATTTGCCGGTTATTCAGATGGTATAAATGGCATTGAATTTCAATTAAAAGGCACAGAAAAACAATTCCATTTGTATTCATCAACATCACAAGGTAATTTGACAAAATTGCAATCTGAATGGAATTTGGATAAATTAGATGGTACCGGTAAAAGTGGAATTAATTTAGATATCAGTAAGGTGCAAATATTGGTAATTGATTTACAAGCATTATATGCCGGTCGTGTACGTGTTGGATTTGATATCAATGGTGTAATTGTTTATGCACATGAATTTTTACATTCAAACAGTATTACACCACCATATTTGGCATATGCGAGTTTACCGGTTCGTTGTGGAATGACATGTACCGATACATCAACAACATCAATGTATTTTTTATGTTCGGCCGTTATTTCTGAAGGTGGTGGAGATGATGTAAGTCAATTTGGATATACATTTCAACAAATGAGTGGATCAACAAATGTTTTGACATCAGATACACATATATTGACATTGAGGCCTAAATTATTATTTAGTGGTTTAACAAACAGATCACGTGTATCATTTATTGATGTTGAAATTTACAATGGAGGAAATCAACCGGTTCAATGGGATTTGGTTGTTGGTCAAGCGTTATCCGGTACAACAACATTTAATGATGTTAGTGCATTGTATTCATCAACCGAATTTAACACGGCCGGTACATTGAGTGGTGCATATGCCGTTAAAATAGATGGTGGATGGGTTCCGGCAAGTGGAAGTGTAAAAACCGTTACAAATACGGCAATAAATTCACGTTATCCAATAACATTGGATGCATCCGGAAATCATAGAGTTTTGGGTACAATTACACTAATTATGAAAAGTTTATCCGGTACACAAGCATGTAGAGGTGCAATAAAATTTAGAGAAATTCGATAAATAAACAATTAAATTTATAATAAAATGACATGTTTTCCATTTCCGATCAGTATTGTCAAGGAATTAAATGGCAATGTTTTCATATATAATAATGACACCGGTGATTTTGTAAAATCATTGTCAAGTGACATAATTAAAATTGAATGTAATGAAAACGGTATTGTAAAAGTTATTATGGATAATGGATCGGTTGAATATTTTGATCCGGCATTGGTAGTTGATACACAAATATTACCAGGTGCATCCATACCGTTTGTTGGTAATTGTTTAGATTTATCACAGTTGTTAGCAACGGATTTTTTTTTTGAGTTAACATCCGGTGGTGGTGGATCTCAAAATTTAAGTCAAGTTTTAATTGTTGGTAATAATTCCGGATCAAATGATATTGTATTTGATACAACATATGGTTTATTATTTGATAATAATTCAAGACTAAAAAAAGGAACCATTGATGCCGGTCTTGGCGGAAATAATGGTATTGCACAAATCTGTGGTCTTGGCTATGAGTTAAAATGGGAAGGTGGTGTTTTATATGTTATGGGCAGTAGTGGCAATTTAATCAGACAAAGTTTATATAATTTCAACAATGTTCCAACATCAACCGATGATAATACAAAAGGTTATCAAATTGGAAGTTTATGGTCATTGGATAATGGAAATACATATGTTTGTAATGATGCGAGTACCGGAAGTGCAATTTGGGCAATTAAATTTTTTATTAATCCAATTGAAATCCAATTGGCCGCAAGTGATGAAACAACATCATTGACAACCGGTTCATCAAAGGTAACATTTAGAACACCATGTGCATTCACATTGACTGAAGTTCGTGCATCATTAACAACGGCACAAACATCCGGATCAATTTTTACGGTTGATATCAATGAAAATGGAACATCAATTCTATCAACAAAATTGACAATTGATAATACAGAAAAAACATCAAAAACGGCATTGACACCGGCAGTAATTTCGGATTCATCATTGGCCGATGATAGTGAAATTACAATTGACATTGATCAAATTGGCGATGGTACTGCAAAAGGTTTAAAAATTACTTTAATAGGATATAGATAATATGATAATCAATCCATATCAATTTACATATTTTGATGCTGATGCACAAGCATTTTTTACTGCAAGTGGTTTGTCTGATCCAGGACAAAAGAATGCCGTAAATCAATTGGTTGTTAGTTTAAAATCCAATAATTTATGGACAAAAATGTATGCATTATATCCATTTGTTGGTGGTACGGCATCATTTCATAAATGGAATTTGAAAAATCCATTGGATACAAATGGTGCATTTCGAATTATTTGGAATGGTGGTGTAACACATACATCAAACGGTATTGTTGGTAATGGTACAAATGGATATGGTGAAACATATATACAACCGAGTACAAATTTACTTTTAAATAGTACACATATATCATTTTGGAGTAAAACAAACAGTCAAAATGCTAATGCCGAAATGGGTATTGTTGATGGTTCATTGAATGCCGGATTGAGAGTAATAACGAGAAATGCATCAAATCAAACACAATACCAAATTAATGATAATTCAAGTACGTTACTTACATCTGTTACCGATTCAAGTGGTTTTTATTGTGCATCGAGAACGGCATCAAATAGCAGAAAATTATATAAAAATGGATCAGCAATTATAACAAATACAACGGCATCAGTTGCAAGATCAACGGCAACAATTCCGGTATTAGGACAAAAGAATTTTAATAATACAATGAGTGCATATTTGGCAAAAACATTTAGTTTTGCATCCGTTGGTGAAGGGTTAAACGATAACGAGGCATTGAATTTTTATAATATTGTTAATACTTATAATACGGCATTAGGCCGATAAATTATGATTTACGTTTATTTATTAACAGAATTGCAAAAAAATGAATTGATTGGTCAATTATATGATCCGGATTCATATTTTAATCCAATCCAGGATGCAAATGATAATTGGATCATATCAATTGAGGAAGTTGATCAATGTGTTAATCCGGAATTATTATGGGTAAAAAATTTACCGTTAATTGAATATATACCAAAAGAAATATGATGCTGATTTTATATTTTATTACGATTCCATTTTTTATAAAATTTGTTCACTATTGTATTGGATCACCAATCCAGGGTGAATTCTATTCCGGCCGAATATTTTCGTTTTACGGCCGTTTTATTTCCAATAAGTATAAACAATGGGAACAAAAGGAAAATGATCGTGTATGGTCAATTTATGACTATTGGAAGTTAAATAAAGACAAGGAATTGAATGATAAATTAAAAAATATATCAATCAATGAATCAGATAGTGTTTATAAGCAATTTTTAAAAGAGGTTGAAAATGAATACAAAATGGTTGAATCAAAAATGAAACCGAATCCATATTCAATGATGGGTGCATGTCCAATCTGTTTTGGCATTTGGGTGGGGTTGTTTTGTTGGATTATTATTTGTATTTTGCATCCATTACCGATTTGGTTTTGTTTGATTGGATCGGCATCATCAACAATTTTATCAAGATATATCAATATTAACTAATGAAACATATTGAAAGTGCATTTACATCAGCATTACTAACAATGATTGCATTTTTATCACCAATTCACGGTGTATTATTATGTGTTGGATTGTTTATTATGTTTGACACGGTAATGGCATATTGGAGATGCAAAATTAAAAATGTTGAATGGACATCAAAACGATTAAGAGTTGGATTGATTCCAAAATTTTTGGCATATCAAACAATCGTGATTTTGTTTTTTATAATGGATAAATTTATCCTATTTGAATTCACCAAAATGTTTATTGAAGTTGATTTTTTAATGACAAAATTATTATCATGTGTATTGATATATATTGAATTTAAATCGATTGATGAAACATTCAAAATAATAAAAGGTAAAAGCCTTATTAAATATTTTAAAGAGTTATTAAAACTAACAAACGATATCAAAGATGATATGAAAAACAAAAACGATGACAAATAATTATTTTTATTGTTGTGTTTTATGTTGACCATCGTATTTTATACGGTGGTTTTTTTAATTAAAAACCGGTGCAATCAAATGATATACACCGGTAATTAACACAAACACAAATTTTATTTATTTTGGCAATCTTAATTGAACCAGGTTCCAAAATAACATACATTTTTCAGATAATTTGTCAATTTCAGATTGATCACGTTTTACACGTTGAATTGATATTTGTTTGTCATATGGAAATCGTGGATCATATGAAACAAAATCACACCATTGTCGATTGGTGATCCACAAATATCCTTGAATTTGCCACCAATAATCCGAAATTTGTGTATCATCCGGATTAAATTGCCACCGTAAATTTGCCAGGTGATTAACCGAGTTAAATGGACATTTAATTTCAACAATACCATCGGATCCAATCAAACCATCCGGTGTTCCACATATAAAATCATAATCCGGATGTTGAATCGGTTCATCAACAATTGTTACAGTATTCAATGTATCCTCTTGATATCTATCAACGGCAAGTGATTCGTTTTCGATACCATGAGTTAATGCCGGTGCAATAATCTGATCACGTTCAACACCGATAATATCCAATACAATTTCATCGGCATAAGTCAATGCAGTTTGGCCGAATCCGGTTCCACCACGTGATGTTGTCATAACTTTTTTGAATTGTGATGGTGTAATACATCCTATCTTTGGCATAATTATTTGGATTTTTTGGTTAAAATATTAATGGCCTCAATAACGGCCGGATGCAAATCAAAATATTGTTTTACCGTTTCAATGGTTGTTTCACCGGATTTGATTTTTTCAACAACATCCGGATATTTCGGATGATCAATTGTCAATACCGGTTTTTCTGTTTTTGGTGCATTCGGTTTAATACGTAATGCATCGGTAATTTGTCCAAAGGCCTTTACCGGTGTTACATAAATTGATATTTTTTTATTGATCCAATCCTCAATAAAATTTGAATTTAAAGCCTTTGAAATGTTTTTAAAATTGGTTGCATTTAAAATCATAGGTTTATAATTTTCTATAAAATGCATAACCGGCAATTGTTCGGTTTTACCATCCGGTGATTGTACGTTTTCAGTAATAATTGATTTAATTGTCAAAATCAATTCATTGTTTACGATGTCCCAGGATCCGAGAAAATTGGTATCTTTTAATTTTCTCCAATGTGTTTTTTCCATTTTGTTGTGTAATTTTAATTAAATAATGATGCAAATATAAAAGTATTATTTTATATTTGTGCAAATAACAACAAAAAAATATATGATTGTTTTAAGAGATTATCAAAAAGATGCCATTTATAAAATACGTGAATCATACAAAAATGGCTATAAATCACCGATTTTAGTATTACCAACCGGTGGTGGTAAAACGATTATTTTTAGTTACATTGCACATGCCACAATACAGAAAAATAATAATGTATTGATATTGGTGCATCGTGATTCATTATTTAAACAGACATCAAAAACATTGACACAATTTGGAGTTCGACATGGTTTGATTGGTGCCGGATATGGTGCAAATTATACGTATAATTGTCAAATTGCAAAAATTGGAACAATGGTAAATCGATTGGACAAATTTTGTCCAAATTTAATTATTATTGATGAATGCCACCATGCAACGGCATCAACATACAAAAAGATTATAAATGCATATCCGGATGCTAAAGTTTTGGGAGTTACGGCAACACCATGCAGAACGGATGGTGTTGGTTTATCTGATATGTTTGATGATATGATAATCGGATCATCGATTAATAATTTGATTGATAATAAATATTTGGTATCACCGAGGATTTATGTTCCACCGACAAATATCGATTTAAGCCAGGTTAAAATTACCGGTGGTGATTATAATCGAAATCAATTAGAAAATGCCGTGAATCGGCCAAAAATAACCGGTGATGTCGTATCACATTATAAAAAGATGTGTAATGGATTACCAGGAATAGTGTTTTGTGTATCTGTAAAACATGCCGAACATGTTTCATTAGAATTTTGTAATTCCGGAATAATTGCAAAATCGGTTCATGGTGGAATGAAACAATTGGAAATTGATAAAATATTGAATGATTTATATACCGGTAAAATTAATGTAATCACATCATGTGATTTAATATCCGAGGGAACCGATATTCCGGCCGTTGGATGTGTTATGTTATTGAGGCCTACAATATCAGAATCATTATATTTGCAACAAATAGGCCGTGGATTAAGGCCGTTTGAAGGTAAAGAATTTGCAATTGTTTTGGATCATGTAGGTAATACATTGAAACATGGACATCCATGTGATGATCGTGAATGGTCGTTGGATGCCGTTAAAAAAAGTAAAAGGAAATCCGGTGAAAAAAATATTTTAATTAAAACATGTAAATCGTGTTTTTATACATTTCAGCATAAAAATATTTGTCCATTATGTGGTACCGAGGTTGAACAAAAAGAACGTGTAATTGAAAAAACAGATGGTGAATTGGTTGAAATCGGAATCGTAAAAAAACAAAAACGAATGGAAATAGGCAAAGCACGAACAATGGATGAATTATTAAAAATAGAACGTAATAGAGGATATAAACCAGGATGGGCAATGATGGTATTTAAAAACAGAAAATAATGAATGTAACAGAAAAAATAACTATAACAAACGAGGACAACATGGAATTAATGTCACGTTATCCGGATAAATATTTTGATTTGGCAATTGTTGATCCACCATATGGAATAAATAGAAGTGGACAAAGACAAATTATTACTAAAAATCCAAAACATAAAAGAAAATATTTTAAAAATAAAGGATGGGATAATGAAATTCCAAAAAAAGAATATTTTGATCAACTTTTTAGAGTAAGTAAAAATCAAATAATTTGGGGTGCAAATTATTTTACTCAATATTTGCCATCTTCAATGGGTTGGATATTTTGGGATAAAGGACAAGATTTGACAATGAGTGATGGCGAATTAGCATTTACATCATTTGAAATTGCTTTGCGTAGAAAAATAATAAATAGAAATCAATTAATTGTTGATGGCGGAACACAACATCCAACACAAAAACCAATATTATTATATAAATGGATTTTAGACAAATATGCTAAACAAGGTGATAAAATTTTGGATACACATTTAGGATCCGGATCAATTGCAATTGCATGTCATGATTATGGATTTGAATTGACTGCATGTGAATTGGATAAGGAATATTATGATTCAGCAATTAAAAGAATTAAAAATCATGTATCACAACAAAAACTATTTTAAATAATGAATGTATTAAGTTTATTTGACGGAATGTCATGTGGTCAACAAGCATTGGAAAGATGTGAATTTAATGTTGATAATTATTTTGCATCTGAAATTGATAAATATGCTATAAAAGTTACTATGGCTAATTATCCAAATACTATTCAATTAGGATCAGTTGTTAACGTTAATGGATATGATTTGCCAAAAATAGATTTATTATTAGGTGGATCACCATGTCAATCATTTTCATTTGTAGGTAAACGTAAAGCAATGTCAACAAAAGATAATATTGAAATATATACCTTAAAACATTATTTAGAATTAAAATCTGAAGGTTATGAATTTGAAGGTGAATCTTATTTGTTTTGGGAATATATGAGATTATTAAATGAGTTAAGAGTTAAAAATCCAAATATATTTTTTTTACTTGAAAATGTAGAAATGGGTGAAAAGTGGGAAAAGGTTTTAAGTAAGGCTATTGATGTTAATGGTATTCATATGAATTCATCATTAGTATCAGCACAAAATAGAAAACGTATTTATTGGACAAATATTGGAATGCAACCAGGAGGATTATTTAATGATATGTTTAGTGTTATTAAACAACCAAAAGATAAAAAATTATTATTAAAAGATATTTTACAAAATGATGTTGATAAAAAATATAATATCAGTTTAAAATTAACAGAAGCATTTGAAAGACATGCAATAAGACATAATGATAAAGGAACCGGTTTTGCATTTAAAGTAAAAGATATTTATGATAAAGCAAATTGTTTGAGGGCAAATGCACGTATTTGTCCAACAGATAATATGGTATTTATTGCAAATTGTAAATATGGATTTTATACATGTATGAATTTTGGTTTTATGTGCGAAACATGTGATCATGGTGATAATTATGAAAATTATGATAATGAGTATATCAGAAGATTAACACCAATTGAATGGGAAAGATTACAAACAGTAAAAGACAATTACACGAATCATGTTTCAGATTCACAAAGGTATAAGATGATTGGAAACGGTTGGACAATTGATATTATTTGTCACATTTTAAACTATATGAAATAAAATGCAAGGAATAACATTCAGCAACCGATTAAATAAATATATCGTACAATTTAGAAAAAATAATCAATATTTTTATGTTGGAATTTATAATGAATACGATATTGCATTACAAAAACTAATGGAATCAAAAAACAACCAGGATGAAAATGAAAACAAAAATTTGTCGATTTTTTCATCAAATTTTACTTGCAATCGGCCAAAATTAAAATGTGGCAATGTTGAATATGCATTGTATCATATCGGCATCGAAAACCAATATACATATCACAACATGATTGTTGTATCCGGAAAAAAATATTATGTCGAATTGGTAAATCATCCAAAACGAGGATGGTCTTATCATATTGAACGGCATGGTGTAATGATACACGATTCGTTAATTTCAAATACATATTTTGAAAACAACATCGATGCACATAAAAAAGTTATTTCACTATTATTAAAAAAATAAATAATGTCTGATCCAATACAAATGGCAAAAACAATAATTGATGATTTTAGAATCATTTTAATGAAATCCGATTCCGAATGTGGCAATGAAATATTATGTACACATATAGCAAAAGAATGTACACATACAATGGTTGATAATATATTAAAATATCAGTTTAGATATGTTAATCAAAATGATTTATTTGATTTTTATATGTATTGGAATGAGGTAAAAGTTGCAATTGATAATGAATAAAGAGTTAAACATACAAAACGAAATTCGATTGAATTTACCGGAAAATGTTCGCATGTTCCGAAATAATGTTGGAACCGGTTGGATCGGTAAAACCGGCCGAACAAAATCCGGTGCCATTATTATTGAAAATGCACGACCATTACATTCCGGATTATGTGTCGGATCATCTGATCTTATTGGTTGGACATCAATCGATATTACACCGGAAATGGTTGGTAAAAAAATTGCCATATTTACTGCATTGGAAATAAAAACACAAGCCGGTAAAATCAGCAAAGAACAAACAAATTTTATTGAAACAGTAAATCGATTTGGTGGTATTGCATCAGTTTTAAGATCGGTTGATGATTTAAATAATTTGTTTGATAATATAAAATAATTATTTTATTTTTGGAATCCACAACAAAAACAACAACAATATGTATTGCAATTATTATTCAAATATTTTTGAAAATAAACCGATTCAAATTGACATAATGGATGTATATGTCAAAATAACAGAATTGGAGTTAAAAAAAATAACAGAAAACATCCAACAAAAACATATTACCGGCATCCAGGCCGATTTTAATGGATATGATAAATCAACATATCAACACGATAAAAAATCATTACCGGCCGTGGTTTTTTCCGGATGTTTTGATAGGTCAACAAATATCGAAAATCAACAATATGTTTTGCATACCGGCCGGATTAATATCGACATTGATCAAAATCCAAAACATGATTTGGATAAATTTTATGATTTGATAAAATCAAACAAAATACCATACATTGAGGCATCAGCACATTCAATATCCGGAAAATATAATGGATCGATGTGGATCAATATTTTGGTTGATATTCCGAATGATTTTTCTGATGTATCTGATTATTTAATCAATCGATTGCAATTAAAAATTGATGATTATAAATCTAAATTGCACACGGCATATTTTGATTTTTTTAGTGAAAATTTGGAAAACGAATTTAAAATCAAATCCGGATCATCCAAGGATATTAAACGATTGAGATATTTAAGTTATGATGATAACATTTTTGTCAATTACGATGCCAAAGAAATTCCAATTAAGGCATTGGAAATGTATTTGATTGCATCGGATAAAAAACAAATGTCTAATGAAATTATCACGATTTCAAATACTGATTCGGATCCATACAAAATTGCATTGAAATATGCCGAAAATAAAACCGGTTCATGTTTACCAGGAAATTATCATAATTTTTTGACAATGTTTTCAATTGTTTTAAACCGGATGGGTATATCCGAATCCGATGCATACAATTATGCCACATCGACATTGGGAGTTGATGTCAAAACAAATTGTATTGAATATCCTTATAAACGATATGTAAGTGATTTTGGAATTTGGAATGATTGGAAACAACAAAAACCGAGTAATGTAACATTAAATCCGGTTGTCACGAAACAACGTGAAACGATGCATTATTCAAAACATTTTATGCCATTAGGATTTATGAAAAATGATGATGGTGTACAATCATTTCATTTTTACTCAATCGGATCACGAACAATTATAAAATTATCACCGGCCAAAATGTCAAAAAATAATCTTTTTGCATTGGCTCCAATGGAATTTTGGAATATATCATTTCCAAAAGAAAAATCAAATAGTTTTAATATTGATTCGGCCGTTCAATATTTGATTGATTTGGGCAATTCACGTGGTTATTTTAATTTAAACAAAATTCGAGGCCGTGGTGCATGGATTGATAGAAATCGTATTGTGATACATAATGGTGATTGTTTAATTGTGGATTCACAGAGTTATAATTTAGGTGAAATTGACACGGAATATATTTATGAATTGGGTGAACCATTGAATCTGAATTTTAAAAATCCGTTAAAAAAACATGAATCCAAAAAGCTATTAGATACCTTACAATCATTATCATGGGAACGTGAAATCGATGCCACATTATTAGCCGGATGGTTGGCATTGGCACCGGTTTGTGGTGTTTTAAATTGGAGGCCACATATTTGGATTACCGGTGGTGCCGGATCCGGAAAATCATGGATTAATAAGGAAGTATTGCAACGTTTTACAAAAGGTATTTCAGTATCGGTACAAGGTAACACATCCGAGGCCGGATTACGTGAATATTTAGGAAATGATGCATTGAATGTTTTATTTGATGAAGCCGAAGGTGAAAACGAAATTGCACAAAATCAAATACAACGTGTATTGCAATTAATGAGAGCGGCATCATCATCGGATGGTGGATTGATTGCAAAAGGTACCGGTAATGGTGCCAAAACATACACAATAAGATCATGTTTTGCATTTTGTTCTATTGTGCCACAAGCGACATTAGGTTCCGATGTTCGAAGGATTACAAATCTTGAATTAAAAAAAGGTGGTATTACAAATGAGGAATTTGAATCCGTTTCATTAGAATATAATGATTATGCATCCGATGATTATGTAAAACGATTTCATGCCAGGATTATCAATTTATTACCTAATTTGTTAAAAACAATTGGCATTTTTACACAAGCAATAACGACAACATTGTCAAATCGTGCAATGGGTGATCAATTAGGTGCATTAATTGGTGGTGCATATCATTTGGCATCAGATGATTGTCCAACATTAGAACATGCAATACAAATTGTCAAAAAATTTGATTTTTCCAATGAACAAGGTATTAATGTACAATCTGATGAAGTACGTTGTTTGCAACATATTTTAACAGTTCAAACAAAGGTTGAAACCGAATATGGAATGCATACACGTACAATTGGTGAATTGATTGAAATTGTTGATAATTCGATTTTAGCAGAACCATTGAAATTTACATATGTTGATCCACATTTAAAACGTATTGGAATCA